TGTTCATCACACTCCTTATTTACAACTGACCCAATTATATCGCTCACATTCACAGTTGTCAATGCGTAAATGTGTATTTTGTATGTTTAGACAAAAAACTCATCGTTTTAAATATCTGATTTTTATAAAATATACATATACCCCCTACATTTTCTGTAAGGGGCTGTCTGGCAGTATTATCTCATCTTTCCACATCCACACTCGTCCCAGACTTAAATTCAACCGTGAATTTATCCTCATAAACCGTTATCTTCTCCACCATTCTTCTGATCATGTTTTCATCATATTCTTCAATCTGCTCCGTCTGCCCAGCAAGGAACTGCTGCATTTCCACAATTCGCTGTTTCTGTCCTTCTCGCTCGGCATTGTCCGCCATGACCTCTTGCTTCTTCTCACGCAGGCTGTCTATCTCATCGGCAAGGTCATCGTAATCCTGTCCTGCATTGGCTCGTTTCAGAAGCTCCTGCTGCAACTCTTCCAGCTTGGCATCAAGGCTTTCCATCGAAGTCTCATCTTCCAAAGCAAGCACCATCGCTATATTTTTCTCCAAAGCGGCAAGCATATCCTCCTTGACACCAAGAGCCATGTTGATTGCCCTTACCACAGCATTCTGTAATTCCTCTTCCTTCACGGTTGGTGCATCACAGCAGCCGGGACCACGCTCCACTCGGTTTACGCATCGCCATACCGTAGAGCGTTTTCCATGATTGTTCCAAGCAACCCTTCGGTAAATTTCCCCGCATTTCGAGCAGTAGACAATACTGGAAAGTGCATATTTGCTGCTGTAGACTCGTTTCTTTCGGTTCACACCGCTGTGAAGATTGGACCTTCTGAGCATTTCTTCCTGCACCTGCATATAAAGGTCACGGGGGATAATCGGTTTGTGACTGTTTTCTACATAATACTGTGGAACGATGCCGTTATTCTTCACTCGCTTTTTGGTAAGGACATCCACGGTGTAGGTTTTTTGCAGAAGGGCATCCCCAATATACTTCTCGTTTTTCAGAATTTTCTTCACTGATTCAGGACGCCACTTTGGTTTTCCTGCACCCGTTAGAATACCATCCTTCATCAAGCCGTCTCCGATTTGTTTTAGGCTTGCGCCCTGTAGATATTCTCGGTAAATTCGTTTGACGATTTCTGCCTCGGTAGGCTCAATGATAAGGTGTCCATCTTCATCTTTGGTATATCCCATAAAGCGATTATGGTTGACCTGCACCTCTCCCTTCTGAAATCGGAACTGCATCCCCATCTTTACATTCTGGCTTAAGGATTCCGACTCCTGCTGTGCAAGACTGGCCATAATGGTCAGCAGAACCTCTCCTTTAGAATCCATTGTGTTGATGTTTTCCTTTTCAAAAAACACAGGAATATTCTTTTCCTTCAGCTGTCTTATGTAGCGAAGGCAGTCCAAGGTATTACGAGCAAATCGGCTGATGGACTTGGTAATAATCATATCAATATGGCCTTCCATGCACTCGGAAATCATGCGGTTAAACTCCTCACGCTTTTTGGTATTGGTGCCTGAGATACCATCATCTGCAAATATTCCGGCAAATTCCCATTCCACATTTTTCTGTATAAAATTAGAATAATGTTCCACCTGTGCATCATAACTTGTAGCCTGCTCATCGCTGTCGGTACTGACACGGCAGTACGCTGCGACCCTGAGCTTCGGCTTTGCTTCTTTATTTACTGTGTTTCCCACACGTCTTCGTGCCGGGATAACTGTGATACTCTTATTCAACTATCGCCACCTCGCTTTCAATTAAGCTGTAGGCATATTCTGCCTGTTCAAATGGATCTGCAAATTTTCTCTCAACAGACGGCATGGTAAACCTTGTATCTGCCATTGGTTTTGGTGCAGCCTGCAGTTCTCTGACCCTGCCCAAGGAAGATGCCCTTGCTATTCGGATTTCCTCCGCCTTATCAAATCGCTCCCTGTCGATAATGGCAAGATAATATTCGTCCCCAAGATAATGCTTGTTTCTTAACATTCTGCCTGCACTGCCATGAAAAATATCAAGACCCGCATTCTCTGATGCAGTCTTTAATCCAAGTCCTGCAATGTAACCGTCAAACAGCTTTCTGACTGCTTCCGCCTGTTTTTCATCGACTTCTGCTTTTCCATTCACAATTTTGTATCCGTAGGGTATATGTGCCATTATCCCACCAGCCTTTCCTTTAATTTCAGTCCGCACTTTAATTCAAAGACGATTTCTTCCCTTGAAAGCACGATAATCCCTTCCACATGGGAAAGGAATATCTCATCCGAATATTCCGTCAGCATCTCGCTGCCGAGTACAAATTTCATAAGTTTTTCTAAGGCTTCAATCTTTGTCCTGTCACCACTGACCGTGTTTATCATCTGTTTCTTTCCTTCCTGCAATTGCTTCTCTTCCAAAATTAAAGCCGTAATCTTTTTGCTGAAAAGAGCCGGCTCTAACAGTCCGCTTGCCATTACACTTGTCAGCACCTGCCTTTGCTCCATGTTCTTTTCTAGCTTTGTTTCATATTCCTGTATCTGCAGGAGCCTGTTCTTATCATCAAATCCCTGCAGGCTGTGAAGCAATGGCTTTAATATACGCTGATGGGCAAATACCAGTTTATTCATCATGGTAAGGAACGCCGCCTTTATGCCATCATCCGTAATGTACTTCATGGAGCAGGAATACCTGTCCTCGATATGATGGGTGCAGCACCAAGCAATGTAACTTCCGCTCGGCTTATAATGGCTTCTTCTTTTAAAGACTCCGCCGCACTGTCCGCATTTGATTCTGCCTGAGAAGCCATAACGATTCTGATAGCGTTCGGTTCTCTCACCATTTCCTTTTTCCTTGCCACGCTGATTTAGAACCTCGTTTGCCTTTTCAAAAATCTCGTGGCTTACAATCGGCTCATGATGGTTCTCACACAGATATTGATTCAACTCACCATCATTTGTATGGCGGCTAAATTGGCTGTCGGTGTAGGTCTTTTGGAAAATCACATCACCCGTGAATTTTTCGTTGCGAATAACCGCATTGATTGCTCCGGGAGTCCATTTTCCACCTTTTTTGCTTGTTACACCGCTGTCATTCAGTTCCTTTGCAATAACATGAGTGCTTTTCCCGCCAAGCGTATCTTCAAATATATTTTTGACAATCTCTGCCTGTTCCGGCACAACAATCATTTCTCCACCTATATTTTCATAGCCATAAGGCGGATAGGAAATAATGTAGGTACCATTCTGGAAGCGTTTCTGTATAGACCATTTGTTATTTTCAGAAATGGATACCGATTCGCTTTCCGCAAGACTGCTTAATATGGAAAGCATCAATTCACTTTCCATCGTATCCGTGTTAATATTTTCTTTCTCGAAAATCACGGTCACATTTAGCGCCATCAGCTTTCTTACCAGTTCCAAACAGTCTGTTGTATTTCTGCTGAATCGGCTGATGGACTTTGTAATGACCAAGTCCACAAGACCTTTTTCGCAGGAATCAATCAGGGAATTCAGACCGTCACGACACTCCTTTTTGGTGCCAGTAATACCTTCATCAAAAAATACCCCTGCGTACTCCCACTCGCTATTGGATTTGATATAATCCTCATAATGTGCTTTCTGCGTATCAAGGCTGATAAGCTGTTCATCGCTTGCCGTGGACACTCTGCAATAGGCAGCAACACGGGTTTTCGTCTTAACCGATAAGGCATTATTTTCTTCAATTTTTGTTATCCTTTTCATCAACTCACCTCGCTTTCGGTATGGACATATTCCCGTACTAATCGATATATATCAAGTCTTTTATGGTATAATTTCAGCTAAATATGGAGAGAAAGCTTGGCGGTTTCTTTCGCTGATTTTGTTGAATTCATCCACAGAAATCAGGCCCTTATCAAGCAATGCTTTTGTCATTTTCTGTGTCATACAATATTTATAATCACCGCACAGCTGTTCCTCCGTCATGCGTGATTTCATAAGGACAGGTAAACTGTCCGGCTCTGTAATTTTCGTTACTGTTTTATTCTCATCATTCATTAGAAAAGCACCTCCTACCTTATAGCCTTGGCAAGAAGTGCAATCTGACGATTTCTAATCTTTTTTATAGAAGCTGCATTCGTACCCATCTGCCCGGAGCAGAAGTCCTGAAATCCAAGGCGGGGTCCTTCCCATCTGCTCGCACACGGCATCAATGGGGACTCCCATGCTGCACTCAATAATCAGTTCATCATGAACATGACCGCAGATAAAACAATGAGATAAGGTGCGCATGGCATAGGCAAGAATGTCACGGCTGATTGCCTGCACGATATTTTCCACGAACTTGGGACCGTAGCTTTCGATGCGTTCCCATTTCTTCGTACCGCCCACACCTTCATAGGTCACTGCCTCGCCGCCGAAACGGTTCTCTCCCATATGCGGCTTCACATAGGAAAGCCGTCTGCCGCTTGGCAGCTGAATGAACAGCATACCGCTCTGATAGAAAAAGCGGATGCCGTGTGTTTCTGTGGTTACTCTGTTCTTGACCGTATCCTTTACGCTTCTGTCAACATCCCACCAGAAACGCACAATGTTAGGATTGGCTGACCTCCACGAATCCACAAGCGGCTGGAGTTCTTCCTCTTCAAGTCCCATATCCAAAGCACCCATTGCTTTCAATGCACCGACCGAACCGCCGTAGCCGAGAGCCAATTCTGCGATTTTGCCCTTTTGACGGAGATGCCCGTTTTCGCCATGCTTTTCCACAGGCACACCCAACATGGCAGATGCCGATGCGCAATAGATATCCCCGTTATTCTTAAAGACCTTGCTTCGCCAGCTTTCTTTGGCAAGATATGAAAGCACCCTTGCTTCAATGGCAGAAAAATCCGCCACTACAAATTTCATCTCGGCTCTCGGCACAAAGGCTGTGCGGATAAGCTGCGACAGGGTATCTGGGATATCATCATATAAAAGTTCCAGCGCAGTATAATTGCCGGACTCTACAAGACCACGCGCCTGCCTTAAATCCGGCATATGATTCTGAGGCAGATTTTGAAGTTGAATCATTCTGCCAGCCCATCGGCCGGAACGGTTGGCACCATAAAACTGAAACATTCCTCTCGTTCTGCCGTCCTCACAGACTGCATTCTGCATTGCCTGGTATTTCTTTACAGAGGACTTGGATAGCTGCTGCCGTAGAAGCAGAACCTCCGCCAGCTCCTTAGGTGCTGTTTTGACCGCCTGTGCTACTTCCTTTTTGCCAAGGCTGTCCAGCTCCAGACCGTTATCCGCCAGCCACCGTTTCATCTGCACCACAGAGTTTGGGTTATCAAGATTGGTCAGTTTCCGCACTTTCTCTGCCAGCTCTGCCTTGGACTTCGCATCAAAAGAAATGGCATTCTCCACAACATCCATATCAAGAGCAATCCCACGGTCATTGATTTCTTGGTCGAGGTGGTATTCGTCCCACACGAAATCTGGCACAGGATATTTTTTCAGCCTGTCCTGTATGGACATCTCAACCTCGACGTCCCGCTTGTTATAGAACTTGAACAGATTCCACTTTTCCATATCATGCTCCGGCAGATTGCGTGTCCTGCCGCCGTTGACCTTGGTCGGCTTGCAGGGAACACAGAAATATCGGATGAGGTCTTTGCCTTCCTTCAGCTTTTTTTCTTCCAGCCCAAGCACCGTGCCGGCACCGGCAAGAGATAACGGCAGTCCCATATATGCCGACCAAACACATGAGCATTTCCATGCGGCTGGGTCAAGGTAATCTCTTACTGTGTCCTCATCGATGCTGTAACTGCTGAAGTAATGCGGATGGTTTCTTTTCATCCATACCGAAAGACAGACCCTCTCGAATGAACTGTTAAATGCCCATTTTGTCACGCTATCATCTGTCAGTGCCTTAATAATTTCTATAGGAACTTTCTCGCCGCAAGCAACATCTATCACCTGAACTGCTCCGCCATCAACGGCATATCCAAACAGCAGAATTTCAAAATTGGATGACTGCGTATAACGGTATACGCCACATTTCTGTAAATCAACATCTGAATACGTTTCTAAATCAATACTTATAGATTTCATTTCCTCTCCATCCTATGAAAATTTAAGCGGTAAAGGTTTCCCTCTACCGCCCGTGTGTTATTTTAAATAGCCTTTTTCCTTCAACTTACCAATCGTGTTTTTCCCTAATTTATAAATCCCTTTGATAGCCATATTGGCGCAGTCTAAAATAGTATAGGCAGCAATTACATAGATAAAAATTGCCCCTGCTGAAACTACTAACTGCTTCTGAAATTCATAACTGAACATCTTTCATCCCCCTATGCTAAAAAATCTTCATCATCACCGGTCGCAAAATCATCCTCAGCACGGCTCTTTCCGCCAAGTGCCTCTCCGTCTTTCATCTTCTGGAGGTTGTTCAGACCGCAGGCAATACCCTTATTGCCGTTAGAGTTGAAGGCATAAAAGTTAATGCTGGCACGGCCATACACACCGCTGTATACCTCGCTGCGGTCAATGATAGGCTGACGGTCTGCATCTACGATGCCCGGAGCAGCTGCACTGTTTGCATTGATGAAGTAGCTGTTTGCATAGGCTTCATCATCAGGACGTTCCAAATCGCCATCCCTCATTGGTGTCTTAAGTACGGAAAGGGCAGGTACAGTTTTGCCACTTCCCTTAAGCTTAGATTGACCCCCCTCATAAGCAGATTGAATAGCCGCTTTAATTTTATTGACGGTTACTGTATCGTCCTTAGGAATGATAAGGCTCACGCTGAATTTCGGTGCGCCGCCGTTGATGGATTTCGCATCCCATACATTTGCATAAGACCAGCGTGTTTTTACTCCTGTGATTACCTTTGTAGGGTTCGTATAATTTTTTGACATATCATTTGTCCTCCTTAAAATCGTTTGCTGCTGTATTCATAGCCGGACGCTTGTCCGACATCGGTACTAAGGTTGGCTTGCCCTGTGGCTTTTCAATAAAGCCGGAGAGCAGTTCTTCAAATCTTGTCTTGCCGAGCAGTTTGGTCATTGCCGTAATACCCAGAACCTTATGTTCATATGGGTCATATCCGGCATCCTTAACCGTATCCACCACAGCGGTTTCATTGACATATTTCCTGTTGGAGCGTCCTTCGACAATCTTCCAGTCTTTCCACCCCTTGCCGCTGACTGCCTGCTGCAAAGCGTATTCCTTGATATCACCTGCCCAAGATACCAGTGCATCAACTTTTGAAAGAATGGCCTCTATCTCATCATCTTCAAGGGTGGAAGGCATCTCAAAATCGTAACGCGCAAGTTCAAGGTTGTATTCGGCTCTCTTGCGGCAGGTGGCTTTTACCTTACAGAACTGACAGTGGTCTCCGGCTTTGTATTCACCCTCACCATTTGCCGCCAGCTGTGCTGTTGGACTCAGCACTTCATCCGCCCATTTCAGAAGTTCTTCTTTGGAAATGGTGTATGTGCTGACACTATCCCGCCTTGGCTGGAAGATAGTCATGGTCACCAAATCAATATCATAGATCCCGTCAAACAGTTGTAAGGCTCCCAGTGCATAGCACATCATCTGAGGATTCTTTTCTGCATCCACCAAAATTCCGACACCATACTTAAAATCAATGACGGTCAGCGTTTCATCTGCAACAATCACGCAGTCCCCAGTGCCGAAGCCCTGCGGCACCCATTTGGAAAAATCAAGATGCTGTTCAATTAGAACAATAGGGTCTTTGCATTTTTCTTTTGCCACAGCAAGCTGCTCCATCACATACTGGGCATACATATCCGAGCAGTCCGCCATTTCTTCATCGAAGAAAGTAAGGTTTTCTGTTGGATCTTTCGATTTCTGCCCCAGTGCTGTTTTCAGTTTGTGTTCGCAAAGGCTGTGGGCATCGGTGCCCTGCATTGCAAACTCGCTTGTGGTGTCACCGACCTTAGCACACTGCAATGCCGATGGCGGACACTCCAGCCACCTGTGACTGGAGGATGCTGATAAGACTGCGTGGTCCAGACCGGTCTCTCTTGCACCTACAGTACAATTCACCTTCTGTTTATTGGGCATTCCCAAGTACCTCCACTTCAGCAAGCAGTGCCTTATATTCTGCTGGATTTATCCCGGACAGCTTTTCTGCACCATGCTTTGTAAGGATTGCTTTGACTTCTGCCGTATAGCCTTTGTGGGATTTATCCGCACACACGGCTCTGACATCTTCCAACGTGAGTGCTTTTTCTTCCGGCACTTCAGCTTTTGGCTCCTCGTTGGTTTTCTTCTTAACAGCAGTCTTTTTTACAGGCTGCATTGCGTCCTTTCCACTGCTGAACAAATCAGCCAGTTCTTCGGAAATACGTACCAAGGTTTCGCCGCACTTTTTGAGTTCATCCACGAGCAT